GTTTAAATTATTATTTATTGCCAATCCCTGCAGCTTTTTCAAAGTGTTAAAATTTGTTTTAATCATGGTTTATACCTCTGTAATTTCAATTTCTATTCTGTTTTTCTCGTCATTAACCTTTTTAGCTTCAAGCCATACAATCTGGCTATCGTCACTGTAATAACGCAACTTAGTCATATAATCTTGTAAGTTCTTCATAAGATTGTCTAAGTCAGGTCTGCTTGTTTTCCATTGCCACCAACGCTTTTTTTGCTTGATAGCGTAGAAAAAAGTAACGGATAGCTTCAAAGGAATGTTTTTTTCAAAGCACTCTTTCGGTTTATTTTTCATGAGTTGAGCTTTAAGACTGTAGTTGTTTGTTCCTCTACGGTCATAGAATTGAAGTTTACCATTCACTTTTTTAATGCCTTTTTGCTGCTGAGTAGTTGGCATTTTATCCAATTCAAATTCAAATTTCATCTTTGGTGTCCTGTACTTGAGAAATTCATTACTTGAGCATTATTGAGTTTAAATTTCAATCTTGCTGGCAATTGTTCAAGCCTTTCATCACTTTCTGGAATTGTTAATATGATAATTGAGCAGTTATCACTTGCGCTTAATAAAGGAGTCAATGCTTTTTCAGCTTGATTTGCTGTGAAATCTGCCAATGAATCGAAAATTAGAATTTCTGCTTCTTCAATATCATGTAATATCTTCAAATATTTTTCTCTTGCTTCATCACTAGAAAATCTATTTTCAGAAATATGTATGTACTTTCTAACCTTTAATCGTTTTACTTTTTTCTGTCTGCCAACATTGGTAACAATCCACTTGACCATGTTGTCACAAGATACAACACTTAATTCATCAGCGAAATCATATTTAACAATGACATTTTCAGTCAAATCAATACCTTTTTTAGCTTTGAATTCTCCTAAGAAGTCATTGACAGCTTTAGTAGCAACTGTCTTTATTCCTTCAGCATGGCACATCGGACAAACTCTTACATCGTATAAGTAAGGTTCTCCAATCACTTCACCTTTTTCATTCTTAGGATAAGAAAGCACAGGTTTCTTAGATCCGATAATCTCACAGCCGTGAACTTCACAGGCTCCAAGTTCCCCACCTTCTTGATAGTTTTTTAAAACATCAGTTGCTTTGACAGCAAACTCTCCGTCATCTCTCCATGTATCAAAAGCCATTAGATAAGACCCCCGAGAGTTTCTTTTTTAACTTTTACTTTTTGCTGATATTCTTCAAACATCATATTGCTAAGAAATTCATAAGCATTAATACTAAACTTTGCTTCATTATCTCCAGGATTTTTAGATTTATAATATTCTACATAGTTGTTTGCTCCAATAACAGAACGTTCCTTTTGTTCATAAGATAGTGTAATAAATACTTGCAATGCCATTGCTCTTCTTGAAAGATTCTTTTTTGATAAATTAGTGAAAATAGAAAAATAGTTCGAGAATAATTCTTCTGTTTCTGTTTTTTTCTCTTTTTCTATTTCTTTTTCTAATTCTATTTCTAATTCTATTTCTTTCTCTATCTCTGTTGGAGCTTGGTTGGAACTAGTTGGAAGTTGGTTGGAAGTTGGTTGGAAATTTTCCAACTTTTTATCCCTTTTATATTTATTCCAATTTGTTTCTTGTCCTATAAGCATTGGAACTTGAAGCATTTCTGCACTTCCGTCATCTCCTATTTGCAATAAACCTGCTTTTTGGAAATAATCTATAGCCAATCTGACATCATCAAGCTTTTCATCAAGATTTAATGCAATTTCTTGAGCGATATCTTGTAACGTTCCTTCATAATAGATAACTCCATTATTCGGCAGAGACGATAGCAACATTTGCTGGTAAATTATCACTAAAGTATCTCCACCAGTTACTGTTTTTCTCAAATTTTTAATGGCTAGATTTTTAAAGAAATTTTCATCTAGTTTTATCCAAAAATAGATTTTTGTTTTATTTTTTTGTGCCACAAATACTCCTTTCTTCTATATTCATTTCAAGTTTTATTTTTCAAATTAAAAGCTGGCAATGAGTGTTTATGTGCAGGCACTGAATACTCATGGACTTTACGGTCGTTACGCCACCCTCCAGCACTAACTTAGTTAGAATGGTAGGTCTTCATCGTTGATTTCCATATCTTCGCCAATATTTGGAATATCTTTAGCTGGGTATGAAGTTGAAGCTGTCCCTTTGGGTTTATACAAGCGTTCCACCGTAGGGAAAGCAAAATTATTGTTCAAATATTGACCATCTTCTTTTTGCTCAATTCGACCACTTATTGTTAGAATATCGCCTGGCTCAACTTTGAAATTAATAAATGCAGAGGCATATACCCACTTACCTGTTGAATCTTTAATAATAGGTGTACTAATCACTTGCTTTTCACCTTTTTGCGTATTGACTGTTCTAGTATTTTTATCGTTAACTTGAACAACTGTAGTTATAATACTCATTATTTTTTCTCCGTGTTTTCATTAATCCATGCTGCAATTTCTTTAAGAGCTGCAGTTTTTGGTAATTTATCCCATTTAGTTAAAAGCTCCATAGGTGCTTCGTTATCATTAGCAGCTTTCAAAGCTCTTTCATATTGATCGTTAAGTTTTGCAATTTTGGCTTGCTTTTCTCGTTCTGCTTCCACATCGGCTTTTTTAGCCCTATTTTCGCGTTCTGTGCGATTTTCGTTGCTGTCGCTATCCTTTGTGTCATCAATCAAGAACAAGCCGTTCATGGCGTATTTACGAGCGTATGAACTAGCCGTTCCTGTTATCTGGCTATCATCCATTCCTTTTTTATTGAGTGATTCTCTAGCATATCCAGTAACCTCTACCGTATCCTCACCGTCAGTAAGGATAACTTTAGCTTGAATATAGTAACGTTCTCCAATCTGCTCAATAATATCTGTGATTGTCATCAATAGACCTTGTTCTGACAAAAGCGGTTTTACAGCTTCAAGAATATCTTCTGCACTCCGATAGTTATAATTACCAAAAGTATTTTTCTGTCCTTTGGGTGCTTTTAACTCAGATTGAACTTTGATAAGTTTTTGAGTTATATTCTTCATTTATTGAACCTCACGCATCCCATTTAAGAGGTGCTTTCTTATCTTTATAAACAATGGACTGCTCAAGTTCTTGTTCGATTCCATCTCCAAACTTGCTCTTGAGTTTAGTTAAAGTAGTTGGCTCTACACAATCCCAACCATGAGCTTTAACTAAGTCATATTTCTGTTTATTAGTCATGGTTAAAACCTTTTGTTGTGCTGCTTTGCCATAACTCAAACGATTGAATTGTTGACCTTCATCAAGCCGTTTTTTAACCTCAGTTTCGCCCTTTTTATAAAGGTCAGCTATAATCTTTGCCTGAGCTAAGAATTCTGTAAGTGTGATATTATCCATATCTTTTATAGCTGATGGATTCAAGTCAACCCTTTGACCATCGCCATCTACTGGTATAAGTTGTAATTCCATAATGTTCTCCGTTTCAAATTTCTAGGCATTCGTGGTATAATTTAAGTAGAAGTTTTGGCGAATTTCCTACTTGCTCTGCGTGCCATGCAGGGCTTTTTTATTTTGCAATCGTTAAATTTTTGTTTGCCATTTTCTGACGGGCAATATCATTTTTATGATGTTGCATGTTTTCTGCAAATAGTTCTTTATTTTCTTCTTGCAAATCATTGGAAAATTCAATCCAATCTTGAAGGCTTTTTTCACAATTAACAAGACTTTGTTGAGTTGATTCCAACTCTCTTTTCATGCGATCATAATCCGCAAGTTTAAATTTTTCTTCTTCTGTTTTAAATCCAAACATTTTATTTACTCCCTCCTGAAAATTTCTGATAAAATTCTTTGTTTATAAAATCCATCATTTCTTTAAACCTAAACGACCAGTTATCTCCTTTACCATTTGGGTAATATACCCAACCTCCGTTTTCAACTGATATTCTTTTTCTTAAATCAGGTTTTCTTAAAACTTTGGAAACTGTTGGAATACTACGGTTTGATTTTTCTGTAAAAACATCCATACCAACCCAACCGTCAAAGTCTTTTTCTTTAAGCTCTTGATATTCAACTTTATCTACAAGAATCTTATCTTCTGGAATTAAAACTGAAATAGTCGCTTGTACTTCAAGTGTTTGTTCCATGTGTTTTCCTCTCTAAGCTTCAAAGTCAAAGCTGGTTTGTGAGTTCAATCCACGAATTTCAAGCGTTGTATTGAAAGATGGTTGCCACATATCAAGATATTCTGTTGCTTCATCATAACGGCTTAATGGAATATCGCTATATTTCACAACATCGAAGCGATTGTTCAAATCTTTATAAAACTCTCTGAATACCTTAGCTCCTAATTTCTTATGAGCATTTGAATATTTACTGCCAGTAAACATATAAACTTTGCTTGCTACTTTCTTTTGCAAAACTTTAGCTTTATTTGAAGGAAGTCCGAATCGGTCAGTCAAATCAAGAACTGAATTTTCAATTTGCTCAACTTTTTTATTCAAGTTCACGTTTCCTTGAGCGAGTAATGCAATTTGTTGTTCAGGAGTTTGCGGTAATTGTTTTTCTTCTTGAACTTTGAAATAAGTATCAACTAAAATATCGTACATGTCCCAAGCTTCATCAGTTCCTAAAGATTTCGCATGAAGCAATGCTCCTTTTTCTGTCCAGAGGTAAAGTTTAGGCGCTCGATTTCCGACTACACCGAAATTTTCGTTGTTGTCTTTGAATTTTTTCAGTTCTTCTCCGTCTAATAAAAAGAAATGCTTACCTTCTTTAAATCGTGATTTATTATTTCCGAAATTATCAACGATAGTCCGTTTTTTTGTTCCGTAACCATCAGCGATTTGTTGTGTAGTCAAAACTCGTTGACCATTTAATTCTGTAATTTGTAATTCGTTCATTTTTAAACCCTTTCTTTTATCGGTGTCTTTTAAGACACTAATTCTTCAAAAAAAATATCAAGCATTTCATCATTTGTAAAATTCATTACTTTGCTGATAACTTTTATTTGTTGAGCTGTAAACTCAGACTCTCCACGAAGCTTTTTATAAATCGCGGAACGAGAAACTTGTTCTCCGTTCTTAGTCATTTGGTTTTCTAGCCAATCAACATTTTTACCCATTGATTTTAAACGTCCAAGAAATTGATTTGATTTCATTGTTCACCGCCTTTCTTTTCTTTGTGTCCCTTAAGACACTTTTAGTATATCATTATAAAAATATCATGTCAAGAATTTGTGTCCTAAAATACACTTTTTTATTAAAATAAATATTTTTATGTTTTGCTTTCTTTTTTTGTGCACTTTACGACACTTTAGTGTTATAATGTAAAAAAGGAGATTTTTGAACAATGGAAAACATATTAAAAGAAAAACGGCTAGAAAAGAAATTAACTCTTGAACAAGTTGGTGAAATTGTAGGCGTTGGTAAATCAACCGTTAGAAAATGGGAGAACGGTATGATCGAAAATATGGGTAGAGATAAGATTGTTTCTCTTTCTAAAGCTCTTGGAATTTCCCCGCTTGATATTTTAGGGATAGGAGATTCAGAAAATAAAACAGACCCTATAAAAAAAGAATTAAATGATATTTTTGATTTACTTAATTCAAAGCGTCAAAAAAAAGTTTTAAATTTTGCAAGTAATCAACTTGACGAACAAAAGGACAATGTATTAGATATTAATAAAACAACGGAAAAAATAAGCTTATTCCTATTGAGACTGTAGAAAAAGTTTCAGCTGGTTTTGGGTTTAATTATGGAGAAAACGAAAAGACTACTTACTATACTTCAAGAAATAATTTACCTCGTTTTGACTTTGCTACAGTTGTTGTTGGAGATTCAATGGAACCTACTTTACACGACGGCGATGTCATTCTAATTAGACAAAACTATGATACTCCTCAAGGTGGAATATATGTAGTAGATTATGATGGGACTTCTTGGGTTAAAGAAGTTAGCATTGTTGAAAACGAACTTGTTCTTCATTCTATTAACGAGAAGTATCGTGATTGTTTCTTGCCAGTTCCTCCTGAAGATGGGGAATACTGGAACATCGTCGGCGAAGTAGTTGATTGGTTTACTCCAGAAAACATTTAAATAATAAAAAACTACGAGCAATGTCTTGATTCTCGTTAAAAGCTAGGTTAGGAACATAAACATTATGAAAAAAAACCGCCCAAGTTTGGCAACGATAGGCGGTTTTAAACTATAAATTAGTATAAAGGCTTTTAATAAGCTTTTTACTATACCATTTTATCAGAAATGAGGTATAAAAAGCAACTTTGGAAATAAAAGCATATAAAAAGAAGAATGGTACTACTGCTTATAAGTTCAAAGCATATCTAGGTAAAAAAAATGGTAAAAGCCAGTACGCTGAAAAAAGTGGCTTTAAAACCAAAGCTGATGCCCGAGCTGCTTTGCATAATATCCAAGAAGAAATTGACAATCCTATGCCAAAAAGTTCTATGACGTTTAAAGAACTTTATGATGAATGGCTATTGGTTTATGAAAAGGAAGTACAGAACAGCACTTACTACAAAACTACTCGAGCATTTGAAAAGCATGTCTTACCCGTCATAGGAAGCACAAAACTATCAGATTTTACACCTATGGATCTACAAACTTTTAGAAATGATTTATCTGAGAAGCTTAAATTTGCTCGTAAACTATTCGGAATGGTTCGCAAGGTATTTAATCACGCTGCTCTGCTAAGTTACATACAAGCTAATCCAGCGGCTCCTGTAACCTCTCAAGGTATTAAGAAAAAAGTTGAAGAAAAGAAAGATTTTTATGATACCGATGAATTAAGAGATTTTATGGCTTTAGTAGAAAAAACGAATGATATTAAGAAAATAGCTTTATTTCGTATCCTTGCTTTTACTGGAATTCGTAAAGGTGAACTTCTCGCTCTTGAATGGAAAGATTATAGAAAATCAACTCTTGATATCAACAAAGCTATTTCTCATTCTCCTGTAGGATATGAAATACTTCCTCCTAAAGCTAATTCAAACAGATTGTTAAGCCTTGATGAAAAAACTTGTAAAATCCTTGATGAAAAAACTTGTAAAATCCTTGATGAATTGCACCAAACCTATCCTGAATCCACACGAATTTTTGAATCTGAAAATGGAGGGATGCTATCACCTTCAAAACCTAGAAAATGGCTTTTAGAGATAACCAAAGAAAAAGAAATTGAACCAATCAGAATTCATGCATTTAGACATACTCACGCAAGCTTGCTTTTTGAATCAGGCATGAGTTTAAAACAAGTTCAATATCGCCTAGGGCATGCAGATTTAAAAACAACAATGAACATTTATACTCATATCACTAAATTTGCTAAAGATAAAATAGGGCAACAATTTTCCGATTATATTGATTTTTAA